CTCATTAATTGTGGTATAATAGTAGTTCTAAGACAGAAAGGAAGTATATGAGTAATTTTAAACCTATTACCGTAGAAGGTACGATTCACTGGGCATTCTTAGACCGTATGCCTGAGCAAGGAAACAAGTATCAAGCTGATGTTTGTAATCTTTCGGACAAGGCTGTTAAAGCTTTAGAAGAGTTCGGTGTAAAGATTAAGAACAAAGGTGATTCACGAGGCAATTATGTTACTGGTAAGTCTACTAAGGAGATTGTTCCTTTGGATATTAACGGTAAACCATTTGACCTCAAAGGTGCATTGGTAGGTAACGGCACTAAAGCCAAAGTAGTTCTAGGCTTCTATAGCCATGCGTACACTGCCAAGTATGGTACAGGTGTTGGACTTAATCGATTGACTATTACAGACTTCATTCCTTATGGTGGAAGTGCTGAGACAGTCGAAGAGTTGGACGACGTACTATAATGCACGTTCTCATTGATGGTGACATTATCGGGTATCGAATCGGGTTCTCTACTGAAGAGGAGAACGAGAAGATTGTTCTCTCTCGTGTTGCCACCTTCCTTGAGACTATGCTCTGGGAGGATCTCGATGCTGAGACCTACCAGGGCTACCTAACAGGTAAAGATAACTTTCGTAATGACATCGCAAGAACTGCTCCGTATAAGGGAAATCGCACAGCACCTAAGCCTAAGCATCTCCAGCTTATTCGAGATTATCTTGTCTCAGGTTGGGACTTTAAAATCTCCGAAGGGCAAGAAGCAGATGATGAGATTGCGATAGAACATACAGCAAGGAATTGTGAGAGTGTCATAGCAAGTATTGACAAAGACTTTCTCCAGTTACGTGGTAATCACTGGAACTTTGTTAAGAAAGAAATGACTTTTGTAACAGAAGAAGAAGCAATTAAAAACTTTTATAGACAGGTACTGACTGGTGACAGAGTTGATAACATCATTGGCCTCAAAGGTATCGGCCCTGTTAAGGCTGACAAAATCCTCGCCCATTGTGAAAGTGGAGCAGAAATGTATCTTGCTTGTGTTGAAGCATACAGCGGAGAAGCAGAAAGAGTTATCGAAAACTGTCGATTGCTCCACCTGCGACGGACACCAAATGAAATGTGGGAACCCCCAAGATGATTGTACTTCTAAATAACCACGGACATCCTGACGAAAGGTTCAATGAATATGTTCAACGAGCTTCTCAATTTTATGCTGAGCAGTTATTCCCTAAGCAACTCCTCAGACATATTGTGGTCACTGTTAAGTTTAATAAGCATTTGGATGCTTTTGGATACACTGGTGTTGAGAAAAGAAATAGTAAAGGTAAGGCAAGAGAATTCTTAATTGAACTTCATCCTTACATCTCAGGTAAACAGATTTTAAAAACCCTTGCACATGAATTTGTGCATGTTAAGCAATATGTATATGAGGAATTAAATGAACCGCAAACGATCTGGCAAGGTGAATCCATCGACAGTGATGCAATGGACTATTACGAACTGCCTTGGGAAATCGAAGCCTTCGGAAAAGAAGCAGGACTCTTTACCAACTTCGCTAAGAAAGAATCTCTTTGGAATGTCTTTGAAGGTGTCAACAATCCTGACACCCCTGTCGAGCCTGTTCCGATAGGATGGTTACATGAAGACAAGTTCAGCAAAACAAAAAGGCCGACTGTTGCAGCAGTTAGTGGCAAAGACCATCTTAAAAAACTTTCCGAACTTGGGGGAAAGGGATGTGAGATCAACCTCAATGGGGGCACAAGGAGAGGACGTTCAACTGTCCGAGGCTGGTTTAAAAGCCTTTTTCTATAATGTAGAATGTAAGAACCTAGCAAAGATAGCAGTCTATAAGTTTTATGAGCAAGCAGCAACACATGGTAGTGCAGAGCCTTTAGTAGTAATCAAGCAGAACCGTAGTAAACCTTTAGCAATAGTAGATTTAGAACATTTTGTAGAACTAGTGAGGAAAGCAAATGAAAGATAGATTTGATTTAGAATCAGCAATCATGGATGTATGGGCTACTAAAGACCATCTCAATAAAGTGATTTGGCGTATGATGGATTATCCTGAACGCATGTCAGAAGACCAGATTTGGAATCACTTGGAAGCTGTAAAGAATAATATTGACTTACATTGCGAAGTTTTGATGGATACATTCTGTCAAGTATTTCAGCTTAATGAATATGCTACACAAGAGATGAAAGATTTACGTAAGGAGATGTTAGATAAGTTAACTAACAAAGCTGACAAGGAAGATGCTGAAAAGTTTTGGAAAGAAAAAGGTTTACCTGAATTTCCTGTTAAAAAGAAAAAACAGGTAAAAGCAAAATGAAGATACTATTACTTGATATTGAGTCTTCGCCTAACGTGGCTCATGTATGGGGCTTGTGGCAACAAAACGTTGGAATCAATCAACTAATGGAATCTTCTTATGTACTATGCTGGGCTGCTAAGTGGCTTGGTGAAGATGAAATCTTTTTTGATTCAGTGCACCAATCTAAACCTAAGAAGATGCTGAAAGGAATCTATGACTTACTCGACGCTGCAGACGCAGTCATTCATTATAACGGTACTAAGTTTGACATTCCTACTCTTAACAAGGAATTCTTACTACATAGTTATGCTCCACCATCACCTTATAAACAGATTGATCTTCTTCGTGTTGCTCGTAGCCAGTTCCGTTTTCCTAGTAACAAGCTGGACTACGTAGCTCAACGATTAGGTCTTGGAAGCAAGCAAGAACACGAAGGCCATGACTTGTGGGTTAAGTGTATGAATGGAGATAAAGATGCTTGGAAACGTATGGAATCGTATAACATTCAAGATGTCGTTTTGCTTGAATCTTTGTATTGCCGTCTTCTTCCATGGATCAAATCTCATCCTAATCATAATCTTTATGCCGATAGTACTGTGTGCCCCACCTGTGCTGGGTCTAGATTACAAAAGCGTGGCACTGCTGTCTCGTCTACTGGAACTTATCAACGGTATCAGTGCAGGGATTGCGGAAGCTGGTCTCAGAGTACAAAGGCAATTAAAGGGTCGGTAGAGGTGAAACATGCTGTGTGAGAAGCATAATGTTGAGTACCATGCTTTATGTCCTGATTGTATGCTAACAAGGACTGGAGCAGGGCCTACTGATTCTTACTATCCTCCAGGGGCTACTAAGGATATGGTAAACTCTCCTAGTCATTACACACAAGGCTCTATCGAATGTATTGATGCAATAGCTGAAGTAGTTAAACATCTTGATGGTATGGAAGCAATGTGTACAGGTAACGCTATTAAGTATCTATGGCGTTGGAGACACAAGAACGGTGTAGAAGACTTGAAGAAAGCAGTCTGGTACATCCAAAGGATGATTGATGAGTTTGACACTAAATGATATAATCTATCGCTTCAAACAGCTTGACGAGTTTGATGCTTTAGATGCTTTAGGAATTACTACGGAAGACTTAGCAGAAAGATTTGCTGATATAATAGAAGATCGATTTGAATTTTTTGAACAACTACTAGGAGATGATAATGAGTGAAAAGAAACCACTACATGATATGGGACCTCCCATAAAGGACGAGATACCTGGCTTGCGAGACTTCTTCGCTACGTCAGTACTCTCAGGTGCAATCTCGGCAGCAGGTGTTCCTGCCAGTGATGATGACGAATACTGTAGTTTTATGGCAGAGTTTTGCTATAAGATGGCAGATGCAATGATGATGGAAAAATACAAGAAAAACACAAGACACTAAGGATATAAATGTACAACACCCCTTTTAGCACTGTAGGATATATTACTTACAAAAGAACCTATGCACGTCGCTTAGACGAAGCAGACACCAATAGCAAGACAGAAGAATTTACTGATACTGTTGAGCGTGTAATTAAAGCAGCAAATGATCAGTTAGGTTGTGGCTTTACCGCAGACGAGCAAGAACGTCTTCGTAAGTATTTAATGGAATTAAAAGGCACTGTAGCAGGTCGCTTCTTATGGCAGATGGGTACAGAC